GGTGTTGGTGGTGACATGATTTCGTTATATGAACCTCGTTTAATACCTACGCCATAAGTGCTATAGGTATCAATACCGTTTATTTTCCAAAGAGTTGTCATTTTGCGTTTTCGTTAAGAAGTTCATTGACTAATTTCATTATCATCTCAGCTGATTGAGCATCTGTGTTTTTTACATACGGATGTTCTTTCATGTTTACTATTTCGGCCGTATCAGCCGGATTGAATGCAAATACAGGATCAATCGTTTCGCCGCCTTCAGGAACATCGGTAACCGGTTTGTCGGTATTTTTAATAGAGCACTCACAACCCCAATCAACTGGTGGTGTATGATCTTTCCACCAAGGGTGATCCATAGGTAAAATAGTACCGTACCATTCTTTATGTGCTTCGCGCGGTTCGGCCGCCGTACTTGGCATAAATTCAAGATTTGGGTACAATCGTTTGGTAGCTTCGAATTGCTTTAATTTTGCACCCATTCGGCTTGAACGTACCGCCATATTGTACTCTGTTTTCAACCAATTCTGATTATAATCGGCTTTAATGGTTGTGCCAAGTACCGCCTTTCTGAATTTATCGAACGAAAGTAAATTTCCATCAGCGTCGATTAATTGAGCAACAATATCGCTTGTTTGTCGGTGGTTCTTAAATGCTGAGAACACAGCTGCATTTTGTTTGAACTCTGCTATAAAAGATTCGTTCTTTTTGCCAAATTCTACGCCCGCACTTTTGAACTCTTTGTCAATAGCTTTTTGATAAGATTTATTTGATATGTCGAACAGCGGTTTAGATACAAGTGGCATCTCTTCCGGGTTAAGTTCGTATTGCGCATAAATGTCATTTAAAGCCTGATTAAACAGTTTATCAATGTTGATGCCCGCCGTATAATTCGTTGACTTGTCTGCTAAACTCAGACCTCGGCTGCGCTCGGTCACCGATTGTGTCACCTGATTTGTTGCCCGGCTCCACATTGTCCGGGCGTCCGCGAAAAAACCGCTAATTTTTTCTATAAAACTCGGTTCATTCGGTAGTTCACGCGCTATATCTGACAATGAAAAATGAGTTATATCAGATAACTTTGCCGTTTTTGGTTTTATTTCGGTTGACGGTGGCTCCGGTGTTGGTGGAATAGGATTACCATTTTCATCAAGTTGTGGAGTATTGTCGGATGGCGTATTAGGATCGGGTTTGGTAGTTTGACTTTCGCCTAATACTTCCTCATCACCTTCAGCCATTGGAATGGCATACTTATCGTGTGCCCATTTTGACGGAATGCGCATTAATTTTGATAAGGCAGATAAATCGGCAACTGTTAGTTCCTGTGCAGCTTGTGGGAAAGTAAATTTTCCACCTGCAGCAGGATAACCGCGTTTAATTAATAATGGTACAAATTTTTTATTCAACATGCGCTGTACATAGCGACACATCGTTTTGGCTTTGTCGTTCAGTGTATCAGCATGTGTTTCGCTTTGGCTGCGTGAACTGCCCGATACGGTAGTCATGGTTTCGCCCAAAATACTAATCATTATTTCCTCATTACAGGCAGTGCGCAGCAGTTGATACAAATCGCCATTACTGCCACCCGTCATCTGAATTACTTCGATATCCGCTTCTTTTGGTGCAGCCAGTACCGGTTTACCTCCCATCTGTGATAGTGATGCAAATAAGGCATCACGCGCATTGGTATCAGTACTATTGTATTTACCCAATACAAAAGGACGCCCGAATATCTCTGCCCATTCTGCCCAATCGCCAAAGTTACCACGCTTATAAATTACATATTGAGCAACACAATACATTAATCCTAAATCGCCATCCTTGCCAAATTCGAGAATAAATTCATCGTCAGCATATTCATAACCGGTAACTCCTCCGGGCATGGTAGTGATGACACGTTGACGGTCGGCAAGTGGGCGACCTACATTTTTTATATGAATGTGCTGCCGTGGAAAACTGAATATTTCAAATTCAGGGACAAAGGCCGTATTTATTACTGTTTTGCCAAAAACTTTTGAGTAAACAATCTCAGTTAGTAATTCTTCAAATTCGGGTGTATCAATCAATTCATTAATCACATCAACAGACTTACCATCAATTTGAAATTGAAGTTCGGCATTGGTCACTTTACCAACGAGCTTACCTATTTGATCTTTTAGAAAACCATCTTGCATAAGGTTATCCACCAAATCGAACCATTTAGTGTAATAACCCATTTTAGCCTGATTAACGGCAGTCCTATATGTTTCAATATCTGCCGACTCCAACCGTGCCGGACGCACCATCAGCATTTTTATAACCTGTTCCGCTTCGGTACTTTGCATTGGTTTTTCAGAACTTATATTTTTAGCCATGATTAAATATGATTATTACGTTTTGTATTACTTGAAAATTTGTAAGGAATGGTTGACTCACTTGTTTTTGCAGTAAGGTTAATCACCATCTCGCCTTTTTGAATTTTGCGTAAGTCGCTGATAGCATCATCGCGTCGTTTGGCACGAAGCTCTATAGATGTATTTACGTTACAAATATTGATAAAATGCCATACAGCAATATCCTTTACCCATAATACAAGTAGGTCATTTCGCTGATCACTTGCTTTAGCAAATTCGGCTTCAACATCATACCCGGATAGATAACCGGTTACCTGAATGATAGCTGCGCTAATTGCTTTTGCTAGCATAGTTTCGTCGCCATCGGAGATAGCTTCTATTTGTTCCACACCTAAATGGGTGGTTAGTTCTGCGGGTTGTATGTATGACATAATATTTTATTGTTGATGATTTAAAATAGGCGTTACTGAAATATCTAAATAATATTGTGGGTCTTTATGATACGTTATTTCCTGAAAGCCACCACCGCTTAAATAACCACCTCTGTAAATATCAATCACGTAAACGATACGACCATGTGGTTTATCAGAAAATAATCGCTTGTCATCATTAATCATTATTTCACCACCAATAAATTCAGACATTTCAATTATCATTTCTGAATGTGGTTTCAATTCATTATTCCACGGTATTGCAACTAAATCCATATCGCGATTCATAGAACCATGAATCACTAAATTATAGCCGTATTTCAATGCAATTTCTTTTAATGGCTGAAAATAAACAGCGTATAAATTAGGCTTGACTTGTATTGGTTTATAAGACATTATTTTATACTTTACGATTAGAAAATTGTGGGTGCGTATTGGTATTGGTCAATGTGTCGTAAAATGCATTTTTTGATAATACGCCTGTTTCGTCATGTTTAGAAATGATACCTTGATTTTTCATGCGTTGAATATCTTCGCGGCATAAGGCTCTATATCGGTCGAACAGATAAACCCGATAGCGTTTGCCGTCGTTATCATTTGAATACTGGCGAGCGCGTTTACACTCACGTTTAAAATACTTGAACCCCATACGTCTGTTCATTCGACGTAGTTTGCGCTTTAGATTTAATGCGCGAAAAAGATTAATTAGTTTTTTCATTTTATCCGTTGTGAGTTTGTTATTTGAGACGCATAACTATGCGTCTCTACAATCGTTTTTTATTGGTTGCCTTACTCCATGTTTTCCAATTGCCAGGAGCAATGGCTGATATTTTTTCGTTGAGTATCCATACTGCGCCCTCGATACAATCGGGTCCGTCGGCAGCGGTTTTTAGCTGCATACTGAAAAGTCTGAACTGTTCGGCTAATCGCTTCATGTTTGGGTTATCCTTTTCGGCCTCATTAAATATGAGTTGACCATCTCTATTCAAGTGTTCCAAATTGCCTTCTATACGAGATGCTTTATCGGGTTTTGATCTTTCATCAGGACTTATGTTTATAAAGCCTTTTATTTTACCAATTGCCTGAAAAAGAGGTTTGAATACTTGTTCAAAAAATGGATCTTGCAGTTTATTATTTTCGATATAATTATAAACTTGCGTACGATTTTTTACATAGTCTCTAATGCCATAAAACCAGTCGATAAATACAGATTGTACAACCTGATCGAGATAACCGGTGTATATGTAGAATTTGCCGTCCTTGTACCCAACCACAAATTGCGCTTTATAACTTACGCCTTTCTTTTGTTTTTCTTTGTTGGATGGCGAAGGATCGGCATAATTCACTACATATGGCATTGATGAGAGTGGAGGACATTTGCTCCATGTTATTTCTTTGAATATATCCCCTTCGCTTAGTGGGTTATTCATGTATTCCTGTTGATAAGCCCGTGTACTTATTTTACTTTTAATACGTGCAATATGTTCCGGCTTATTTTTGCCATCCCATGTACTATTGCCATTTTCATCTTCCAGATTTACAATATCTACCTTATCGGCCATCTTCATAGCCAGTGCAACACAACAATATTCAGCTATTAAGTTCCCAAGGAAAATAACTTGAAAGTCTTTAGATACGGAACGAGTAGGAAATACAGCACCTTCGAACCATTCCCAACGCTTGTCAATAATATCTTTGTTACGACAATCTTCGTCGGTATCAATATCCGAAATAATGACTTTATTTGGTCTTACTTCCTCGTTACGACTACCACGGGGCGATTGTCCGGCACCAACGGCAATAAAAGAAACTCCGCCAGTCGTTGTAAAATCGCCATCGCTCCAACTTCCCGGCATTTGCTGAATACCGTAATCAGCAATGATACGCTCGTTTTTTTCGAGGTTTATTTTGTAAGGCTTTAAAAGCTTACAAGCCTTATCATTACTATTTGATATAAGAATAATATTATCCTTGCGTAGTTCGGGGTGGTATTTTGTCAACGCTTGAAAAAGTGTTTCCATCATACACAGTGCATCCTTGGCAAGTTCACGCGCCCAAACACGACTCTCGTACCACTCAGGATTATTGAGTATTCGACGCGATGCTTTTATATGAAAAGGAGCTGCAGGGGCAAAACAGTATTTTGGGAAATAGTATTTTTTCCAGTCTTCAAAATTGCCTTCAAGTTTTTCAATGCGTTTCTCTTTCGCTTTTGGCGATTCGTTTTGTTCGGATTCTACACCTTCCACAAAACTAAGTAGGTATGCATCCCAATCTTTTACGGCTTGTTTATCTGTAGCTTTAATAGGTGCCATTGTTATGCTTTTTTCAAAACTGATTTAATAAAGTCGTCGAAAACACCGGCAACTGATTTTGCAAGAATAGGATTGATAGGACGCAACCAGTTGAGTAGTCTTTTACATACTTCCACTATGTCCGCAATACTCGACTCATTCTCTAATGATTTGATGGCATTTGTGAGTTTACGAATAGTTTCAACCTCTTTAGGGTCAGCGAAACGTTTTCCAACTCCCTTACTCATTATAGCGGTATTCAATTCATCAAGTTGTAAATACAGCCTACGCAATTGAGATTCACGCGTAACCAATAACGATTCTTTCAATTGTTTCCAACCTCCTTTATCAACCCAACTATTCATAGTTACAGCAGATGTACCTACACGTTCAGCAACTTCTTTTTGTGTAAGATTCTGATCGGATAGATATAGGTCTTTAGCCCATTGTTTCTTTTGGTCTTTTGTAAGTTCTGCCATTGTGTCATTATTAATTTGAAGCAAAATAACTGCTTTTATGGGGATAATAAAAAAATGCGTGACAAAATGGCAGTACTTTTTTGGTAGGTAGTTTTTATAGCGTTTTTTTGCAGTGTAATTGAAAACGAGAGTAACCGACAAGGTCTTTTAAAACCCATTTAAACGATAATTAAATTATGCCTAAAGAACCAATCCCATTTACGATACTTGATGGAAGCTTGCTAACCTATGGTATTCGAGTTCTACCAGATGGAGTTGATATGACTCAATTCAAAAAAAACCCGGTGATGCTTTACAGACATAATGATTGGGACTTGCCTGTTGGAAAATGGGATAATGGTCGCTTTGATAATGGACTTATATTAGGTTCTGCCATATTCGACTATGAGGATGATGACAAAGATGTAAAGAGAATGATTGGTAAGGTTGAGCGCGGGTTTTTAAATATGGCAAGTGCCGGACTTGTAGACTTAGAAGTATCAGATGATGATATTTATAAACTACCTGGGCAAACCGGACCAACTGTGATTAAATGTAGACTTCGTGAGGCTTCAATTGTGTCAATAGGTGGAAATAACAATGCCTTTAGATTATTTGACAGAGAAGGGAAACAAATTGATCTATCAGATGAAAAAGGACTCAACTTATCCGATTTTATTGTAAACCCAAAAATAGAAAACAGTATGTACAAAAATTATTTATCAAAATTAAACCTTGCAGATACGGCCACCGAGGCTGAATTTTACGCAAAGGTTGATCTGTTGCTTGCAGACAAAGTAAAAGTGGACGGTGAACTTGCAGCCGAAAAGCTAAAAGTTACTGCTTCGGAAACAGCTAAAACGGAATTGCAGACAAAAATCGATGCTATTGAATTGGCTGATAAAACAGCTCAGAAAACAGCATTTGATAAAGAGTTGGCAGATTCTTTCTTGGATGGCCGGTTGAGTGAAAAACCTGAAGGTGATAAAGCCACTCCGGTAAAAGATCGAATGTTGAGTTTATTCGATAAAGACCCTGAAGGAACTATGGCACTTGTAAAGGATTTGCCAAAGCACAAACAAGGTATCAATTTGTCTGACGTGCCATCACCTGATGGTGAAACGGCTTGGGATAAACGACAAAAAGAAATTGCGGCAAATACAAAAGGTAAGAAATAGCCTCTAAGTCATTTTAAAACAAGGTATAAAAAAGATTTACAAACAAACAAATTTTAGAAAAATGAAAACATTAAAATTCATTCTCATTTTATTCGGCATGTTGCTAGTCAACATCGTTTTGGGTTCGGTGCTTACTCAGGGTGCTCCGCCTTATGTTACCAACCTAGTGATTGCTTCGTTGATGGTAGTCAGCTTAGCCGGTTCGGTTTATGCGTATCGTAATAAACACAAATCAGGTATTTTGGCAATGGCTCTTAATATCACCTCTATTTATGCGGGTGAAGTACTTGATCAGTTGCTCACACGAGCTAGTACTGGAAATGAGCTTGTCGCAGGTGGTCATATTCGTATTGTTCCGAATGTTACCAAAAAATTCACTATTCCAATGCTTCGTGCAGGATCGATGCTTCAAAAAAGAAAGGCAAATCCAACGGCAGCAGATAGTAAAGGTGATTTTGGTATAACTGAAAAATATCTAGAGCCACAGGATATTATGGCTTATACACGGTTTAACCCTCGGGCTCTTGAAAGCATTTGGCGTCCATTTCAGCCAACCGGTAACCTAGTATTTTCTCAATTGCCTCCAGCTGTTCAAAACGCATTTTTGGCAGAATTAGCAAAAGTAGTTGATTTTGAATTAGGTGATGAATATGTAAATGGCGTAAAAGGTACTAATGAAGGTCAGTATTTTGACGGTATTTTGACCAGAATTGTTTCCTCTAATTTAGTAGGAAAACAGGCTAATACTGCTGCTATTGATGAGTCAAATATTCTTACCGTATTTAAGGGTATTAGAGCATCTTTGCCAAAAAACATCCGCAAAAACCCTAATCTTAAATTCTTTGTATCGATTGATGACGGAGATATTTATGATAATGTAATTACCAATCAACCGAATAAAGGTAAAGATTGGAGCGAAACTAATGTTGAGCGATTCAAAGGGATTCAGATTATTCCATTAACCTCATGGCCTAAAGATGTTGTAGTTGCTGCTGTAGCTTCAATGGATATGGATTCGTACTGGTGGGCTGGAGTTTCATTAGTCGATGATGCTGAGGCTATTCTTATTGATAAAGTAGCCAATGACTCTGAAGAATACTTTTTCAAAATGCTTATGAAAGCTGATACTAATATCACTTTTGACGAAGACATTGTATTGTACGACGGACGTGCAGCAGCTGTTGCTGCAGGGTCAACCGACTTAGCAAACTTAGTATTGGGCGCAGGCTCTATTGTTCCTGATTTTGATGCAGAGACTAAGACTTATACATTGGCTGTAGCTACCGGAGTATCTTCTACTACCGTAACTGCAACTCATGGTCAAGCGGGTCAAGTATTGAAAGTTGGATCGACTACCTTGACAAGTGGTACTGCCTCTGCAGCTCGTAATCTTGCCGTTGGTGAAAATATTATCAATGTAACGGTAACTAGTGCTGACGGTAACGCTACTGCTACTTATCAAGTATTGGTAACGCGTGCAGCTTCCTAATCTGCAATAACCCCTAAAGAGGTATAAGAAATAAAATCCGTGTGTGTAAAGAGCGCGGTACATGATCAATGAATGTTGATACACCCGCGCTCTTTTTGTTTAACTACCAATATCCCATTTATGAGAAAGATAAATTTAATTGTAATTC